GTCGTCCTCGTTTAAGTAAATTTTTAAAGTTAAAAGCAGCTGTGGATGATGAAGATTGGATGGAAGCATCTGTGCAGATGATGGACTCGAAATGGGCAAAACAAGTGCCTAATCGTGCAAAAAGACTTTGTGAAAGAATGGAGAAGTTATCTTGGCTATTCAAGCAGTAAAATTAAAACCTGGGATTAATCGTGAAGGCACTAGATACACTACAGAAGGTGGATATTACGATGGAGATAAAATACGATTCAGGCAAGGCACACCTGAGAAAATAGGTGGTTGGGAACTTATATCTGTAGGAACTTATTTAGGTGTAGCAAGATCACTTCATAATTGGGTTAGTTTATCAGGTCAAAATTTTATAGGGGTAGGCACTAATCTAAAATATTATATAGAATTAGGTGGTGGTTATAACGATGTTACACCTTTACGTGCAACTCAGTCATTAACTAACCCATTTACTACCACATCTGGGTCCACCACTGTATTAGTCACAGATGCAAATGGTGGGTTTGTTGATGAGGATTTTGTAACATTTAGTGGTAGTAGCGCAGTTGGTGGTTTGACTATAACTGGTGAATTTCAAATAGATTTAGTATCTGCTACTTCTTATAATATAACTGTATCCTCTGCTGCGAGTTCTTCTGCTACAGGTGGGGGTTCTGTATCAGCAGCATATCAAGTAAATGTTGGCTCCGCGTTTGCCATACCTCTTACAGGTTGGGGTGCAGGTGCTTGGGGTGCTGGTGCTTGGGGTGTTGGCGAGCCTTCTGTAAACGAAGTGCGTATATGGAGCCATTCTAACTTTGGTGAAGATTTAATATTTGGACCAAATGCAGGTAGTATATATCTTTGGGACGCTACAAATGGTGTTACTACTAGAGCCGTTGAATTATCTTCTTTATCTGGTGCATCAGATGTTCCTGTATTACAAAATTTAATTTTAGTATCAGATATAAGTCGTTTTGTATTTTGTATGGGTACAAATCCCATAGGTAGTAGTGCTATTGACCCCACTTTAATTAGATGGTCTGATCAAGAAGATGCAACAAACTGGACTCCATCTGCTACAAATCAAGCAGGTAGTTTAAGATTATCCCGTGGCACTAAAATAGTTGCGGCATCTCAAGCCCGTCAAGAGGTGCTCGTGTGGACAGATTCTTCCTTATACTCTCTGCAATACGTTGGTGCACCAGCCGTGTGGACAGCTACATTAGTTGGTGAAAACATATCTATATCGTCTCAACTATCTGTATCTTATGCAAACGGTGTAGCGTACTGGATGGGTAAAGATAAGTTTTATATGTATGATGGTCGCACACAGCCATTAAAATGTGATGTTCGTAAATATATTTTTAATGATTTTAATACACTACAATACGCACAAGTGTTTTCTGGTACTAATGAGTCTTTTCATGAGATATGGTGGTTTTATTGCAGTGCAGGCGTTAATAATATAGACAAATATGTGATATATAATTATTTAGAAAAGATATGGTATTATGGCACTTTGGCACGTACAGCATGGCTTGATTCTGGATTACGTGACAAGCCGTTAGCAGCCACATACAGCAATAATCTTGTAAACCACGAAACAGGCACTGATGATAATGTGACTGGTACAGCAGCGGCTATAACTGCATATGTAGAATCCTCTGATTTTGATATAGGTGATGGCGATAGATTCTCATTAGTAAATCGTGTAGTGCCTGATGCTTCATTTGACGGCTCTACAGTAGATAGCCCAGTTGCAACCATGACATTACACGCATTAGGTGGTTCTGGGTCTGGTCGTAATTCACCTGCTTCAGAGGGTGGAGTTAGTAATGCCACTATAACACGCACAGCAACAAGTCCTGTTGAAGTATTTACAGATTTAATAAATATAAGAGTGCGAGGACGACAGTTAGCTATGCGTTTTGAGTCCTCTGCAACAGGCGTTACATGGCAGTTAGGTACACCTAGATTAGATATTAGACCAGATGGGAGGCGTTAATGGCTGTAGATAACACAAGATATGGTGTAGGTTTCCGTGCTCCAGCATTACCATTTCCTACTCCTGAATACGACCAACAAAACGCAGAACAACTTAATAATGTATTACGTTTGTATTTTACTCAAGTAGATACAGCGTTAAGAAATGCTGTTATATCAGACAGAGCTGAAGCAACAGGGTGGTTTTTAAGCTAATGCCTAATAAATATGTAAATGCAAAAAAAGATTTATCTAGCACTAGTGTAACAACACTATATACAGCCCCTGCTTTAACTACTGGGATAGTTAAATCCATACTTGTGTCAGAAGACTCGGGAAACGCAGATACAATAACTTTAACGATAACAGATGCAGAGTCTTCTCCTGCTACTTTTAGCTTATTTAAAACAAAATCTGTTAGTGCAAATGCTACAGTAGAGTTATTAACAGCTCCTTTAGTTGTAGAAACTGGAGAAATATTAAAAGTTACGGCTGCTACAGCCAATAGATTACACGTTGTTGCTAGTATATTGGAGGTGTCGTGATGCAGACAGTTGACAGCAATCAAAGACAACTTGATATACACGAAATAATAACAATGGCAGTTAAAAATTTAGAAGGTGATAAACCTATACAAGACATATTAATAGCTATATATGAAGAGACATCTATGGATGGATGTGAGGTTGTTAACATAGGTAATACAGTGTTTATAGGTCACAGAGGCAAAGATAAAAATAAATCTAAGATGGTAGGTCGCCCACTTAATGTAGATACAGGCAGAAATTTTATAAAAAATATATTAAGATATATAGCATATATACAAGAACAAGGTATAACACATTATACATCACAATTTGAAGGAGATGTATTGCTACCTGCTATGCGTGTTATACATAAAAAATTACAGGATACGGACACTGAATTTGCTGTTGGCAAAGATGAAGATGGTGCTTATGTTGTACATATAAAACTCGGTAAAGATCCTTTAAATGAGAGGTTTTAATGGGAGCTATATTTAGACCCATAAAAAGAATAATTGAAGATGTCATTGATGTTGTAAAAGACGTTGGTGATTTCGTACAAGACGATATTGTGATACCAGTTACTGACACAGTAGAAAAGAGCTTGAAGGCTATGGCTGATGATCCAGTGAGAACTATAGCCTATACGGCTGCGGCTGCGTCGGGACAATGGTGGGCTTTACCTTTAGTTGCAGGTGCAGACACGGCACAACAAGGTGGTGATATAGGAGATGTATTAGAAGCAAGTGCTAAAGCATATGTAGTACAACAAGTTAGTCCACAAGTAGGTAGTAAAGTTGGTTCTACAGTTGCTACACAAACAGGTAGTACAATGGCAGGTTCTGTTGCTGCTGGAGCGACAACTGCGGCTACATCAGCTGTTATATTAGGACAAGACCCTGTGCAGGCTGCTATAACTGGTGGAGTGCGAGCAGGTGTAAGCACCGCTATGGCTCAAGTTAGATCTAATGTTGCTATACAAGACGAAGGGGGTAGTGTTGTTGGGGATGATCCTGCTACAATAGGAGATGCAGGAGCTCCTGCACCAGCACCAGATCCTATACCTGCAGCGGCTTTGGCTGTAGTAGAAGCTCAAGTAACGGCTATGTTAACAGGAAAAGATATAACACAAGAAGTTATGTCAAACGCCATATTACAAGCAACAGTAACCACAAAAACAGTGCAGCAATACTTAAATAGAGCTGATTATGACCCTAGCGATGCTCAAATAGCTGCGATAACAAACGGTATAATAAGAACAACATCTGCAGCGATAAATGGTGGTAATATTACAGAGGCTGCTTTGATGTCTATAGCACAGTCTGCGGCAGTAGAACTTATTAATAATTTTGACACAGTTGCAAGAAGAACTATTGATGAAGTAACTGGTAAATATAAAGAAACAGAAACAAAAGCTAGCGAAGTTGATCTTTTAGCTGCCGAATACGAAACTGCGGTTACGAACTATAATAATACACGTGAAGAGTTGATACCACGTTTTGACGAACGTGCTAGGTTAAAAGCAGAGATGGATAAGGCTAAAATAGATTTTGAAGCATCTCCTACACAAAGAAACTCTGACGCTTATAACGATAAAATAAAGGCATATAATGCCTATGCTGTGCAATTAGATAAAGATTATGAAGAAAAATATACACCTTTACTTGAAAAATATACAGAAGAAGCAAATACGTTAGCTACCAAATATAAAAAAGCTGGAGATGAGTATATTGCACTAAGAGACAGTTTAACATCTAAAGCTGATAAATTAGATGACTCATTAATACCTAGTTATAATGCCGTAAATAAAGCGTTTGTTAATAGTATGACAGGTGGTGCATTTAACGAAGAAGAGTATATAAAAGCAAATGGATTAGAAGATGCAGGTGAAACAGGTGAGGTTATTGATCCATACTATCATTGGCTTACTGTGGGTAAAGACGCTGAATTAGCCGTAAATACCAAACAATATGAACAAAAAGTTAAGAAAGACAGACATAATAATCTTATTAAAGATCTGATAACACAATCTATAGATATTAACAGTGAAAATATAGATTCCAGTAAAGTAGATGCTACAGATATTATAGATGGAAATGTTACATTAAGTGTTGATGAAACAGGACAGCTATTTTGGGAGGATTATGACAATGTAGCTGAAGCTGACCCTAAATGGAGTAATGATGTTGGTGGTCTAGTAATAGAAAGATTTAATGCAGAAAACCAAAGGTTTGAAACTGTTAATACAGACACAAATCAGGTTGTTGCAGAAGACGACAGATCTTTTACATTTGATAGCATGGAAGAGCTATACCCTGAAGAGCATCTAAAGTTTATATCTACATTTGATGATGAAGCAGGTATGTATATCAACCAGCAAAAAGGTAAAGATATATACAATCTTGCTAAAAATACAAAAAATTTTGCAAGTGTAGCCTATGTAAATGAAGATGACAGGTCCGCATGGTATAGAAATAGTGCTGTTAGTTTAGTTAAATTTATACCTGAAGCTGTAGATACTGTAAATAATGTATTAAGTTATGGTACAGGGTTATTAGAGTATATTGGTGGCACATCAGGTAAACTTCTTGCGTCTACTCTACCTGAAGAAGATAGAGGTCCTATATCAGATACTGTAGCTAAATTTACAGATAATATTATAAAACTCGCTGAAGATCAAAACACAGACGCATATAAACAAAATATTACTTTATTTGATAACGCATTTGAGGCAGCTCCTACGGCTTTAGATAAGGCAGCGGTAGTGTTTGATGGGGTATTGAATATACCTGATGTGTTATTATTAGATAAAGTTGTAGAGCCTGCATTAGGGTTATTTACAGGCACTACTACACTTAAAGCTGGTAAAACAGTAAAAGAAATTGGTGACTCTATAACTAAAAATCTATCAGGTAAAGTAGGGGCTAAAAAATCTAAAGAATTTGGTAATAAATTTGAAAGAGTAGCTACAGATATAAACAAAAAAATAAAGTCTTCTGGTGGTGCAGCCACTATGTCCGACGATGCTATGAATAATATAATTATTACTGGAGCCGTTACTACCCTTTTAAATGAGGCGTTAAATGTTACAGACACAGATTTTGACGGGTTGTTTTCAAGTGACGAACTTAGTGATATACCCGCTCCTGCATTAGAAAAAATTAAAAATACATCTATAAATGCGTTTGAAGATTTAGTAGTAGATGAATTTACTAATTATCAACAATATAAATTTAGTGGTAATACTGATAATGAACAATACAACACATTAATAAAAACAAGTGAGTTGTTTGGATTAAACAATAATGTGTATAAAGTTGACGATTACGACCCTAAATTTATTAAAAGACAGACAAATGATTTAAAATTAAACACTATATCCGCTTTTAACCCTGGTCTTGAATCGATAATAAATAACGCAGAAAATGCACCAGAAGAAAACAAAGAAAAATATATAACACAGGCAAACGAGTTTTTATCTGCATCTAATGTAAATGACGCAAAAAAGACAGAAATATTTAACTTTATAGCCCCTACACAGTATCAAACAACTGGCGAAGTACGGGATAAAATAAAAGAAATAAACCCTAATTTTAAGGTTGCAACTCCAGATATAAGCTATCTTACAGGTAACGTAAGTGATGCAGATTCTATAAATCAGATTACAAATTATGTGGATGAAAGGTTTACAGACAGATCGGAAGTAATAAATGCTTATAAAGATGCAGGATTAGAAAACCCTACAGAGCAGGATATTGAAGCATTAGTGGGTCAAACTGGTGTAGATTACAATTTAGAAGCAGATGTAACAGAAAACTTACCTACTGCACAGTATAATGCACTGGTAGAGTTAATAAATACTTATGAAACAGAGGCTAAAAAACGTGAAGAAGCTCAACTTGCAGGTTTAGGTGCAATAGGAACGCAACAAGCAGAATTAGAAAAATTATTAGCTGGACAAAAAACAGAAACAGATGCTTTAAGAACTGCTCTTACTGGAGATATAGATGCAGTAGGTAAAAAGACTGATGCTCTTACATCTCTCATAGGTGCTCCTGCTGATGTTAAAACTGGAGATGTTGCCACAGGTTTATATCGTGATATTACAGATTTAGGCACTACATATGATACTAAAATAGACGAAACACAAGCATTTATAGACGAACAATTTAAACAACAAGCTGCAGCTACAGCAGCTAAAGAAGAAGCAGCTAAAAAAGCCGCTGCAAGAAGAGCACAACAGCAGAGGCAATTACAGAATGTGCAACAATTATACGGTGCTATACAACCACAAGCAGTAGAGGTAAAAGAATCCCCACTTGCTCAGATTGGTACGCCTTACGATTTTAAAAGTATTTTTAGAGATGCAGGACAAGAAAGTTTTTATCAAACACCATACCAAAAAGGTGGACAAGTGCTCAATATTAATGATAAATTATTAAAGCTCATAGGAGAAAGCTAATGGCAACTAACTTTTGGGACACTATTACAGGTTTAGGTAGCAGTGCCTATGACTACATAACAGATGTTGATTTTAGTGATGATGACGATCAAGGCACAGGACTACTTGAGGACATAGGTTCTGTATTTACAGATAGTAAAGGCGATATTAGTGGTACTAAAGTAGCCGCTGCTGTAGGTGGCATAGGTAGTTTGTTAGGGTCTGCAGGTGTTTTAGGTGATGATAACGTATTAACAAGAATATTTGGTGGTGGTAGCCCTCAAATGACTGGCTATCAAGGTAAAATACCTTCATACACTGCCTCACGTATGCAAGTCCCTGGCACATATGATGCAGCTAGAAGGCCAGGAAGTGCAGGTCAACGCTATTTTACAGATGTAAGATTTGATGGTGGTGATACTAGTGGAGCTGCAGCCGCTCTACAGGCAGCTAATTTAGCTAATCCAGCACGACAAACAAGAGCAGGTATGCCTATGATTCCTCCAGTACAGCCTATGGCTGCAGGTGGCATAGCAGGTATGGCTCCACCTAGATTTCTTAGAAGCACAACAGATGGTATGTCAGATGAAATACCTGCAATGATAGATAGAAAAGATCCAGCTGCATTGAGTGGTGGAGAGTTTGTTATACCTGCAGATGTTGTCAGTGGGTTAGGTAATGGTAACTCTGATGCAGGGGCAAAAAATTTATATGCAATGATGGATAGAGTAAGACAAGCTAGAACAGGGACTACTAAACAAGCTCCTGCTATAGATCCTAATAAAATGATGTCAACGAGGAGGGCTTAGTTATGGCAGTAGATCCTTTAGCACAATTAAGCACAGCCAATACTGGGGATACTACAGGTAAACAGATAGGAACAGAATCAGCTCTTTCTAACTATGTAGGACCTTATGTTACAGAAATGCTTGGCAGAGGTCAGGCACTTGCAAGTATGCCATATCAAGCATACCAAGGACCTCTTACAGCAGGACAGTCTGATCTACAAAGTAAGGCATTTAGTGGTTTAGCAGGGCTAACAATACCTACAGAACAGATGGGCGCGTTTACACCAACAAGTTTTACAGAGGCAGGCACAGCTCAAAAGTTTATGAATCCGTTTTTAGAGGCAGCCTTACAACCACAAATAGATGCTGCGAGAAGGCAAGCAGATATACAAAGAGTACAAGATGCAGGTAGATTAACTAGAGCAGGTGCATTCGGTGGTTCTAGGCAAGGTGTTATGGAAGCTGAAGGCAATCGTGCGTTATTAGATAGAATAGCTAGTATTACAGGCACAGGCTATGCAAATGCTTTTGATAAAGCCATGCAACAGTTTAACGTAGAAGAAAATAGAAGAAAAGCTGCACAAGACATGGTAAATCAGTACGGGTTAGGTACGTTACTTAAACAGGCAGATATAGGCGGATTACAGCGTAGTATTGAGTCT